AAGTACTACGCCCTGTTTGGCCCGACCGTCAATGGTGCTTTCATCACGAATGAGCTGTCGTTTATTTTGGGGCCGACCCCGAATGCGGCCTATACAGTAGAGCTGCATTTCTACTATTACCCAGAGTCGATCACGACCGCGAACACGAGCTGGCTTGGCGACAATTTTGATTCCGTGCTGCTCTACGGGTCTCTGGTCGAGGCGTACACCTTCATGAAAGGTGAGCCGGATCTTATCGCGCTGTACGACGGGAAATACAAGGAGGCACTTGCGCTGGCTAAACGTCTTGGTGACGGCATGGAGCGTCAAGATGCGTACCGATCCGGCCAATACCGACAGGCGGTGACTTAATGGCTTTCACCGGCAACTACACGTGTAACGTATTCAAGTCAGGGCTGTTGACCGGGGTCTACAACTTTAGCGCTGACACGTTTAAGATGGCGTTGTACAACAACAGCGCTTCGTTGAATGCGGATACCGCCGCGTATTCGACCACTTTGTTGGGAGAAGTTACGCCTACCGGGTCGTATGTGGCGGGCGGGCAGGTTCTGACGGGCGTTGCGCTGGGGTTCAACAACGGGACCGCGTATTTGTCGTTCAACAATCCTAGCTGGACTGGAGCATTTACTGCTCGCGGTGCGCTAATCTATAATGTGACGGCCTCAGACGCTGCTGTTTGCGTTCTTGATTTTGGGAACGACAAGACTTCGGTTAATACGTTTACAGTTCAGTTTCCGTTTGCATCTAGCACCTCTGCCATCATAAGGATCGCTTAATGCTCATCACGACGACTAAAGGCGAAATGGACGACAGTCTGCTTGTAATGCGAACTGGGTCCGTTGACAACGATCACGAGTACACAGTGTGGACTGAATACTGGCATGAGGACGAGCTTGTGCATCGTTCCGTGCATGTGACCCTAAAGCAAAATGTTATGGCCGACGGTCTGGCCGCGATGATCTCTTAAGGAAATATCATGGCAAACACACAAGCGATGACTACGTCTTTCAAGACGGAGCTCCTTAACGCTTATCACAATTTCAGCGCGACGAACCCTGCTCGTACTATCAATACGGCAGACACGTTCAAGGCCGCGTTGTATTTGGCGTCGGCTACGGTCAATGCGGCCACTACTGTGTACAGCGCGACTGGCGAAGTGAGCGGCACGAACTACACGCCCGGCGGCATTACGATCACTTCTTGGAACGCGCCGACTAACAGCGGTACCACGGCTTATACGACGCCTACTGCCTCTTTCACGTACACCAACGTGACGTTGAGCACGGCGTTCGATGCGGTGTTGATCTATAATAACTCGCAAGGCAACCGAGCTGTAAGCGTCCACACTTTCGGTTCACAGACCGTCACTGCTGGCACCTTTACGCTGACCATGCCGACTAATAACTCTACACTCGCATTGCTTCGCCTTGCGTAACGAGGCGCGGCGGGGGACCGCCGCGTAATGTATGTTCGGAGCGACTTCGTTTTCCGCAACAACATTTAGCGGCTTACCCTTCGCTACGGTAGTAAATGTTGCTGTCTCTGGCGTATCAGCCACCGGGAATGTAGGCAGTGTAGGTGTCACAAGTAGTACGACATCTGCGCTCGGCATTTCTAGCTTTGGGAGCGTAGGCTCTCTCGGCGTTACTCGCTCATCGGTTCTTTCCGGCCTAGCCGCTACTGGCGCTGTTGGTACAGTCGTTGGTGGCGGTGCATCTTCGCTTACCGGTGTATCGACTACTGGCGATATTGGGTCAGTAGGTGATGCGCTCACAATAGTACTTACCTCTGTCGTCGCTACCGGCGGCACAGGCATTGTTACTGTTTCTTCTAGCCTAGACACGCTGTCTGGCGTTGTCACGAACCCCGATGTTGGGGTGTTAGGCTCAGAACTCACAACCGCGCTTGTCGGCGTAGTTGCTACTGGAGAAGTTGGTTCCGTAGCCGTTAAGCTGCCGTACGAAGTTGACGCTTTCGCCGCCTTTTCATTTGCTGAAGGTCCATTCGGTGGGGCGTACTACCTGCTCCCCGTCACTGTAGAGACTACGGGGGTTTCCACCACCGGGCAGGTAGGCGATGTCTCTGCACAAACCGCTGCCCAGATAACTTCTGTTGCTACTACAGGTGACGTAGGTTCTGTTGGCGTTGATATCAGCGTCGCGCTGAACGGTGTCTTTGCTACCGGCGAAGTCGGTACTGTTGTTGTCAATGCCGGTGGCGACGTACTGACCGGGGTATCTACCAGCGGGCTGGCGGGCGATGTAGCGCCTGTAATAACAACGTCTCTATCCGGTGTCTTTGGCACTGGGGATGTAGGAAACGTAGCCAGCACGCTTGATGTCGCCATCAGCGGCGTCTTTGCTACCGGAGACGTTGGTTCCGTTGCTGTCGGTACCGTTACGGTAGATTTGACTGGGGTAGTAGCGACTGGGCAGGTAGGCACCGTATTGCCGGGACTGCCGTATGAAGTTGACGCCTTCGCCGCTTTCTCGTTTGCGGAAGGTCCGTTTGGCGGTGCTTACTATGTGCTGCCCATCACTGTTGATATCACTGGGGTTAGCGCCACCGGCGACGTAGGCTCTGTTGGCGTTAGTCTTACGATTGATCTTGCGGGAGTTTCGGCTACTGGCGAAGTGGGCGACGTAGTTATTGGCGCGGCGCTTATTGGTGTTGAAGCCACTGGTGCGGTAGGGTCCGTTAGCCCGGAACTGCTGATTGAACTTTCGTCCGTTACAACTAACGGTGATGTTGGAACTTTAAGCGCTGACTCAACTCTCGCAGCTCTGAGCGGCGTAGAAGCTACTGGTCAAATCGGTACTGTTCAATTCACGATTCCCTACGAAGTTGACGCGTTCGCTGACTTCACGTTTGCGCAGGGTCCGTTTGGTGGTTCGTACTATGTGCTGCCAGTATCAGCAGAGCTGACTGGCGTTCAGACTGCGGGAGACGCTGGCTCCCTCGCCGTCAGCCTTACGATTGATCTCGTAGGTGTGTCGGCTACTGGCGAGGTAGGGGATGTTGCCTACGAGCAGACGCTCACGGGGGTTGTGGCAATTGGAGATGTCGGGACTCTCGGCGTAGACCTGACCGTCGATCTCTCGGGGGTTGAGGCTACCGGTGAAGTCGGCACGGTTGCAGTTGTATCGCCGTACGACGTTGATGCGTTTGCTGCCTTCTCGTTTGCCGAGGGCCCTTTTGGCGGTGCGGCTTATACGTTACCCATCACGCTTGAACTGAGCGGGGTTGACGCAACTGGCGATGTCGGGTCGGTTGGCGTGGAAGTTTCGCCTGAACTCACCGGGGTTTGGGCTGACTGCGATGTCGGTACGGTGCTTGTGCCAAGTTCATACGACCTAGACGCTTTTGCCACGTTTGCGTTTGCTGAAGGCCCGTTTGGCGGATCGTACTACGCGCTGCCTACGATTGATGCTCTTACTGGCGTTGTCGGTAACACAGATATCGGGTCGGTTGGCGTGGAGATCTCAGTCGATCTTTTTGGTGTTGAGGCGCTGGGCGAAGCAGGGTTTGTCGCTACAACTTCTACGACCTTTGAGGTCGACACTTTTGCCGGATTTTCGTTCGCTGAAGGCCCGTTTGGCGGGTCGTTGTATACGCTTCCGATTCTTTTTGAATTGGTTGGGGTACAAGCTACGGGAGAAGTCGGCGCAGTAACGGCCAGTTCCTCGTCTATCGGACTTTCCGGCGTTAGTTCTGCGGGGCAGGTGGGCGATTTACAACCGACATACGCTAGTGACATAATTGGAAACGCCGCTGTTGGAGCAGTAGGTTCTGTCGGCGTCCGGTACTGGAGCACAATTGTTGATGCACAAACTCCGGGCTGGGTGGACGTCAACAACGGCGCGATTTCTACTCCTGTCGATACTTTCTCAGGTGCGGCGCTTGCGGAAGACTCTTTTGCTGACTCGCTACCTACTCCTCAGCAACCCGGGTGGGCTAACATCACTAGCGCTCAGGGATCAATCTGGACTAGTATTAACACCGGTGCGATTGCAACGCCCGTAAACACCTTCTCAGGATCCACCTTTACCGAAGACTCGTTTGCTGAGTCTCTACCAACACCACAGACTCCCAACTGGACCAACGTCGATACCACTGAAGATGCAGAGTGGGAAGAAATCGATACCGTTACCTAGAGGAACAACATGGCTTTCGTAATCAAAGACCGAGTTCGTGAAACCACCGCCACTACCGGTACCGGTACCGTCACCCTTGCTGGAGCGGTGAGCGGGTATCAGTCTTTCTCCGCTATCGGCAACGGCAATACCACGTACTACTGTATCGCCGGGCAGGGTACCAACGAATGGGAAGTCGGCATCGGTACGTACACCTCTGCCGGTACTACGCTCTCCCGTACCACGGTGCTTTCGTCTAGTAACAGCGGCAGCTTGGTTCCGTTCTCTGCCGGTACTAAAGACGTTTTTGTTACGCAGCCTGCTTCCCGCGCCGTTTTCCAAGATGACCTTTTGGACGCGTCAACAGGCAATAACTTTAATGCCGTTTCTTATAACGGCGGGCAACTCGCCGGGTTACGTAATAAAATTATTAATGGTTCTTTTATCGTATATCAACGTCCGCCTACTAGTAACACTAGTACGGGATTTGTGACCAAACTTAATAATATTCGTATGTTGGATAGATGGTCGTATATTGCAACTACTTCTGCCACTAGCGCGGTAACACAAGAAATAGACGCCCCGGCAAGCGATCCCGATTTGTATTACAGTATGCGGCTTACCACGGTTACACCCACTACTTTTTCTAGCGCCTCTAACTATTTTACTGTGGTGCAGTGTATTGAGGGTCCGACTGCGCGTACTTTAGTAGGCCAGACTTTTACTATTTCGTTTTGGGTAAAAGCTACCGTAACGGGAATATACAGTTTAACCCTGCTAAACAACTCGGATAATTTTTCTGATCGAACTTATGTAACTGAGTATACGGTCAATGCGTCCAATACGTGGGAGTATAAAACGGTTACGATTCCGGGAGGATTGATCACCGCCGGGACTTGGAACTGGACTTACGGCACTAGTGGCGTCATGATTGCTTGGACGCTTGGTTCCGGGACTAATGCACAAACTTCGACACTTAATAGTTGGATTACGGGTGGGGTTGGTACCGATCTCTGTTCGACAAACCAAGTTAATGCACTTGCCACAGCCAGTAATATTTTTGCCTTGACGGGCGTACAAGTAGAAGCTGGTACGGTTGCTACTGCGTTTGAGCATCGTCCAATTGAACTTGAACTGTATTTGTGTCAACGATATTTTGAAAAATCGTTTCCGTACGCCACTGCACCTGCACAAAATGTGGGGTCATCTGTTGGGGCGGCCTATGCTACAGCGGCTGTGACCGGGCAAACTTTTTCGTACGACGTGCGTTACACCGTACCAAAAACATATACGCCGAGCGCTTCTTTGACTTTTACCTATTCTCCTAATGCGGCCACTGCCAACTGGTCCACTGATGCAGGATCGGCTACTACGCCCACTGCTACAGTGCTCAATCAAAGTCAAAACGGTTTTGCCGTTACGGGTACTGCATCCGTCTCTGCGGGGGTGGGGTACACAATTCATTGGGCGGTGTACGCAGATCTTTAATTAAGGACCAGCGATGACCAGCACTCCGTCTACTATCCTGCGTCTGGAACTCATGGGGTCCGGGGATCAGCCCGGCACATGGGGAAACACGACTAACTCCAACATCGGTTCGCTGTTAGAAGGCGCGATTGCTGGCGTCGCTAATGTTTCGGTCTCTTCGGCTGCTCAGGCTTTTATCGCGTTGGACTATGCGCCCGACCAAGCGCGTATGGCCATCATTAAGCTGTCTACGACTGGGGCTGTGATCACGCCGTTTGCGGTCTATGCCCCGCCAGTATCCAAAATCTACGTTGTCCAAAACAATTCTGCATACACCGCAACGGTATATAACTCTACCGTGTTGGGTAACACAGTTGCGGCTGGTGCGGGGATTGACGTACTTGCCGGAGAAAGTGCAGTCGTGTTCAGCGACGGCACTAATTTTTATGGGTTGTCATCTACTACCGGAGTGACCCCAGTAGTTCGTGGCGGTACGGGCGCAAACAATGCAGTTGATGCGCGGACTAATCTTGGCCTCACAATCGGGGCGGATGTAGCCGCAAACAATTCACCTGCGTTTACAGGAACGCCTACTGCGCCCACTGCGCTTGTCGGAACTAACGATACACAGCTTGCTACCACTGCGTTTGTTAATGGTGAGTTAGCAAACTACGGGCCTAGTAAACTAAACACCACTACAGGCACTGCACCTGTTTACGGTGTTCGTGCGTGGGTAAATTATAACGGGGTGTTGAATGCAATAGTAGAGGCAGGAAATATATCAAGTGTTTTTGTAGCTGGCGCCGGTGATTATATTCTCTATTTCACTACACCTCTGCCCTCTAACACATATGCGGTGGTTGGTACTGCAAACAACTATAACTACGGACAGCCGTTGATAGTAAGTGTTAAGTATGAAACAGGGTCTTTATACGGCTATACGGTACCATCACAAAAGACTATTAACAGTGTTCGTATTGTTGTTGGTACAGGTGATAACACGGCATATATCGCACCCCCGAATCTCAATGTGATGATCATTTGCTAAGGGACCGCCATGCCTCTTAAAGAGCTTCGGTTTAGGCCCGGCATAAACAGAGAGGGGACCAGTCTCGCTAATGAAGGCGGGTGGTTTGATGGAAACCATATTCGTTTCCGCTCTGGCAATGCTGAAAAGATTGGCGGCTGGACTAAGGATGTAGGCGGGGCATATCAGAATACGGCGGGAACTATTCTTCAGCCGCCCGTGGGATCTTTCTGGGGCGTGTGCCGGTCTTTGTGGAACTGGGTGACGCTGGCTGGGTATAACCTGTTGGGTCTGGGCACCAACTTAAAGTTCTACATTCAAAACGGTGTTGGTGGCAATTTTTACGACGTAACCCCGCTCCGATACACCACCATCCCCGGCACGGCTACTTTCTCTGCTACTCCCGGCTCGCCCGTTATCACTGTGACGGATACCGCACATAATGCGCAAGCCGGGGATTTCGTCACGTATAGTGGAGCATTGTCGCTAGGCGGCAATATCACTGCCTCGGTGCTAAACCGGGAATATCGCGTCGCTACTTACATCGATGCGAACAACTACACTATTGTTGCGACTGTAAGTGCTAATGGCGCGGATACCGGGATTGGCGGTTCGTCTACTGTAGCGGCGTACCAGATCACCACGGGGTCCGATATTTACACTGTCGGCGTTGGCTGGGGCGCAGGCGGTTGGGGTGGCGTAACTTCTGGATACCCGTCTACCGGGTGGGGGGCATCGTCATCTGCGGGTCTTGGGATTGGCATTC